TTATGATTTTATTCTGTATTTTCTTGGTGTACGAACAATGATAGTTATCATATCATTCTCGTTTTGCACTATATCAATTACTTTCGCTTTGGTTATTTTGGAAATTGCTTTCTTCTTTGCCTTTACATTCTCGATATCATCTGCAAATTTTAATTTAAGGGTAAATGACAGTGTTTTGGTATCTGTATTTATATCTTCTATCCTTGAATAAATTCCACACTTTTCGAGATAAGCAACTAGCATTGTAGATGAGCTGGTCAAATAAGATCTGAATAAATTAAGCTTATCATCAAATGACTTTTCTGTTTTATCAACCATATGTGAAAGCGTATCTCTGTCCAACAGCTCTATATCATTCACCTGTGCAAGCTGTTTGGCAGGCTCGGTAAAATACTGATTTGTCATAACGGCACCTTTGTCACATTGGTAGTACGCAAGTCCGCCGACAACTTCTTGTATAGGGGTGTTGTCAAGTTTGTGATTGTATCGCTTGCATTGTATTGCATATCTGACCTTGTCTTTTTCTGCAATGATATCAACGCCAAAGTCACCGGAGCTTCTTGTGACCTTAACGTGTTTGTAGCCGTTGGCTTTCAGAATATCAGCACAGGCATATTCAAATTGGTGTCCGTCCATTTCATCAAGTTGTTTCAAAGTATACTTTCTGTGAAGCTTGCGGTAAATGGTGCAGACCATGCTTATGAATATGATAACGCCGATCACGATAGCAACTACCATAAGGTTATGTTTGGCTCGCTCGGATATGTGAGTTCTAATAAGGTCTATGATAAGAGCGATTATGCAGACAAATATCAGATATCCGAATATAGTGGCAATGCAGCCTGGCTCTGATTTGCGTTTCTTTGAGGACATTCTGTCACCTCACAAGCTGCTCATAAAGCAAACAGCCTTGCCGAGAATGCGTATAGTGTCAAGCTCCTCGTTGATATACACAAGCGGCTCATACGCAGGATTTTCAGGATTGAGGATAAGCTTATGCTTTTCAGGATAATAATAGACCCTTTTCAGCGTTGCCTCATTATCAATTATCACTGCTGCGATCTCACCGTTTTCGACCATTGGCATTTGCTTGATAAAAACGATATCGCCGTCAAATATTCTTGCGTTTATCATACTGTCGCCCTTAGCTTTAAGGCAGAAGTCAGCGTGGATATCAGTATCGGCCATTATGTAGCTCTCGTGATCCTCGTCTGCAAAAATAGGTTTGCCGCAAGCTATCTCGCCGACCATAGGAAACTTTTTAAGTGCAAGTGGTCTGATATTGTCAAAGTCATTGAAAATGCTATCAGACGTATTCTCAACAGTTTCTTCACCTGTGATAAGTGAAACAGGATTGAGTTTAAGCACCTTTGCAAGTTCGGCTATCTTATCCCTTTTCATATTTGATATAAAGCCGTCTTCCCACTTCTTTACTGTACTCTTGCTAACGCCAACAGCATTGCCCACATCTTCAAGAGTAAGTTCGAGTTCTGTTCTTCTTTTATTTATAAGTTTCCCTATGTCCATAATTTTTGACCTCCTGATTTGGATTGATTATATTATAACATATAAGTTTCTAAAATGCAACTACTTTTTCAAAAAAAGTGAAAAAAGTTTCCTAAAGGGGTTGACAATGCTATTTTGATATGATATACTGAAAGTGTCCTAAAGGAAACCAAGACAGGAAAGGACGGTGAAAGCAATGAATATTAATGACCTTAATGCGGAGATAGCAAGGTGTGGTCTGACCATTCCAAAACTCGCTGAGCTAATAGGCTTGGACAAGAAAACGCTGTATTCTCGTATGAAAGGGGAAACTGCGTTTAAGCAGCCTGAGATCGCAAATATCTCCAAAGTGCTGAAACTTACGCAAGAAAAGATACTTGATATTTTTTTTGCAGACACAGTTTCTTAAAGGAAACAAGTGATTAAAAAGGGGGTGAAAATGTGGACAAACCATATATCCATTTTTATATCCATTGGAGTGAGTGGAACAACTCTAACGCTGATGTTAATAGTGAAAATAGTGCTATTATCAAAGCAATGATAGATATGATAACTGGCAATTTGCCACGAAAATACTCATCCCGTTTGTATTGTAGATAGAGAACACCTTTTTCTGTTATGCAAATGTAATCTCTTATGGGAATTTGGCAGCCAATCTGATCAGTTCTATAGTTGACATATTTAGCAAGTCTATTAGGATGTTCCAACAGGCTGTCAAAGGAAACATCATATTTGCTAGTGCCTCTTCGGTTTAGCTTTTTTTAACAGCTTTAATTCCGTTTTGGTCAAGTGTATATCTGCAAAATCAACATTAATCATAAAAAGCATCCTTTCAAAAGTATTTTCTACATTATACCACAAGAAGTTAGATTTTTCAAGGAGGTACAAAATTGAAACACTACAAAATTAAGCTGACAGACACGTTCAGTGGCGTAAGGCTGGTAACAGTCACGGCAAAGACGGCAGGCGAGGCTATGGACCTTGTTGACCGCTCAGAGGGCGAGAACATCGCCGTTATCGAGGAGCTTGTCTAGCATAGTACAACCCCGATATCCAATAGAATTGAGTAGGAGGTGATAAAAATGCCGAAATATCCGCCTTTAAAGGTCATAAGGCACGTTTCGTTTGACGGTGGCAAAAGCTATAAGCTTTGGGACGATTGCACGGAGCAGGAGCGGCAGGCGGCTGCGGACAGTATCGGTCGCAAGCTTGCAGGAGCTTTGCAGGATATGGTCGGGCGTGACCCGTCGCTCTGGGATAAGCTTTGTGAAACGGCAAGAACTGAGCACCCTGAGTGGATAGCTTAAAACACAGGACGTTAAAATGAAAGGACGTGAGAAAATGATAGCCGTACTAGAGATAATCAGATGTGCCGCAGCGGTAGCGCTCTTGGTGGTGCTTACAATGTATGTAGCGTACAGGTGGTATGTAAGCGTAAAAGAAACTGCCTACGAGGAAGCAGAGGAGAGCATTAAGCGTGCAGTGAGAGAAGCAGGCAGACCCGTGGTCAAGGTCGAAGTTGAAATGAAAGGAAAGTGGTAATGAACATTGTAGGAATACTGCTGATAACAGTAGCCGTGCTTGCAGGCATAGATGTAGTGATGTACATATTACTTGGTGCCATTGAAAAGCACTGGGAGAAAAAGTTTAAGGAGGATAAAGATGATAACGAAAGAGGAGTTTGAAAAGGCGGTGGAGTGCTGTACAGGATTTACTGTTAGTTGCGAAAATTGTCCGCTAAGCGAAAAAGATTTTAAGTGTGGTGTGTATTTGGCAGAGTACCTAAAAGAAAACGAGCCTGCACCTGCGGCAACAGGCACAAGCTCGGAGGTGGTATCAAAAGATACCGGTTCAATATTACACCTTGATGATAGCACAAAAGCAGCGATTTGTCAAGCATACAAAACTGCTGATGAAGCTTGCTCAAATATACTTA